ACACTTCCAATGAGCATCAACCCTGTGGTGCACTACCAGCAGGTGCTTTCGATGGCCCTGGAGGATCGCACTCCCGGCTATCAGGACCTCGTGTCCAACAACAACGCCTTCCTCGCGGTGCTGAACCGCAAGGGACTGTGGCAGGACTATTCCGGTCCCCGCATCCGCGAGACCCTGCAGATCGACAAGGCTGCGATCCAGTGGGCCTCCGGCTATGACTTCCTCGACAACGCGCCGGTCGAGCTGTTCAACGACGCCTACTTCACTCCGAAGATGGCCTTCGTGCCTATCTCGCTCTCGATGGAGGAGATCTGGAGCAATCGGGGCGAAAACCAGATTCGCCCCGTGCTCCGGTCCTACCTCGAGGCCGCGGAGCGCTCGCTGCGCGACGGCATGGACGAGGCGGCCTACTCCGACGGCTCCGGCAACGGTGGCAAGGAGATCGGCGGTCTGGATTTGGCGATCCCGCTGGTCGACGATCAGGGCACCTATGGCGGCATCAGCCGCCTGGATAACCCGGTTTGGCGGACGACCACCTACGATGCCCATACCGACTTCTCGGACATTGGCACGCAGGTGACCAAGGACAACATCCGCCAATACTATACCCGCATCATGTCGCAGAAGACCCGCGGCACCCGTTCGGCGGACCTCCTGCTCACCAGCCAGGAGCACTACGAGAAGTACGACGCCGCAACCGTCGCCATTCAGCGCATCACGCGCACGAGTGGTCTCGGCGAGCTTGGCTTCACCACGCTCGAATACATCGGCGCGAACCGTCGCGCGGAGATCGTCCTTTCCGGTGGCATCGGTTCGCCCATGCCGTCGAATACGACCTTCTTCCTCGAAACGGATTCGTTCCGCGTGCGCGTGAACCCGGCCAACAACTTCGACAAGCTGTTCGACGGCGACGGCCAGATGCCGATCAACCAAGCGGCGATCGCGCAGTTCATCGGCTGGATGGGTGAGGTCACCCAGACCAATCCGCTGTTCCACGCTCGCTTCTACGACAGCAACCCGGCGGCGTAAGCGGCCAAGGAAAGGACCATCTCCAATGACTTGGAAGATCATGAACCCGTCGCTGGGCTTTCCGGCGATCGGGGAAAACGTGCTGGCTGACGCCTCCGGGTATGTCGAGCCGGTACCGTTCGGCACCGTCGTGCAGGCGTTCGACGAAACCTATGGGGCAGGTGAGTTCATCTTCCTCAAGGGCGCAGCGAACACTGCGCTGGGCACGTGGGTGCTCTACAGCCCCGACGACTTCTCGACCTCGCTGCTCGCGGCGAACGACATCGGGTCCGTTGCCGTGGCGATGGGCGCGGCCGCCGCCACCTATGCCGGCTGGTACCAGATCAAGGGCAAGGCGGTGGGCAAGGCTCTCGCCGGCTTCCTCGACAACGCCAACGTCTACTCGACGGGGACCGCAGGCTCGGTCGACGATGCCGTGGTCGCTGGCGACCGCGTCAAGAACGCCAAGGGCGCGTCGGCGGTTGGCACGCCCGCCGCTGGCCTCGCCGAATTCGAGATCGACCGTCCGTTCGTCGACGACGCTCTCGCGGCGTAACCACCGCCAGGGCGGGGCTACGGTCCCGCCCGTTCCCCTTTCACACTTGCTCAGACCAAGGAGCCAGCAATGGCAAAAGTCGACGTCGTCGCCTACTTCAAGAACGAGCCCAAGCTGGACAAGGCGGCCAGCGAGAAGGCCAAGCGTCCCATCTATGTTGATCGTGACGTCGTCGTGATCCGCATCCCGGGCGACACCAACCGCACGATTGTCCAGCCTGCCGACCATGGCCGCTGGGAAACCGATCCGGTCACCCGGCAGCGCCACTTCGTCACCTTCGCCGAGCGCTTCTCCGAGCAGTACGCGCGGTTCAAGGCCGGCGAGCAGCAGACGCAGGCCGGCACGCCGCTGGCGGAGCTGACTTTCCTCACCGAGGCAAAGCGCCGCGAGTTGAAGGCGCTCAGCGTCTACACCGCGGAACAGCTTGCCGGCCTTGAGGGCAACCAGCTCAAGGCGCTGGGCCAGGGTGGCCGGCTCCTCAAGGACCAGGCACAGGCTTACCTCGACGCGGCATCCAGCGGCATCGACGCGGCCGAGCTCGCCGCCCAGGTGAAGTCGCAGACCAGCGTCATCGCCGATCTGCAGTCGCAGATCGAAGCCCTCAAGGCCGGCAGCGCGGCCAAGACAGTGAGCGATGCGCCGACCGCGACCGACGTCCTCGCTCTGGCGGACGGCAACTTCATGGCCTTCAAGGCGGCCGCCAAGAAAGTGCTGGGTGACGATCTGCCCAAGACCAAGGACGAGATCGTCGAAGCCCTTAAGGCCAAGCGCTCGCCGTTCGAGGATTACGAGGACGGCGACATCCGCAACTGGCTCGACAGCGCCGGCCATCCGGTCGACACCGCCCTCAGCCGCGCCCAGCTCATTGCCAGGGCCGACGAAGTCAATGCCGAGCTTGCCAACCCGAACAAGGCCGCCTGATGACCATCCTGAGCGTCGTCCAGAACGCCAGTCTAGGCATTGGCGTCGAGCGCCCGACTGTGCTCTTTGCGCAGACGACGCGCGAGGCGCTCGAGTTGAAGGGCATGGTCAATGACTGTGCCCGGATGATCGCCTTTGACACGAACCACGACTGGACGGCGCTCAAAACTCTCGCGACCATCACGGGCGACGGGTTGAGCCTTTCGTTCCCGAAGCCCGACGACTACGAGCGGATGCTGAAAAAGGCAAAGCTGTGGCCCGCCTCGACGCCCCATTGGCCGCTCGCGCACATTCCCGACACCGACGACTGGCTGGGCACGCAGGTGCAGGGGGCCGGCCTTCTCGGCGCCTGGACGATGATCGGTGACAACATTCACATTCGAGAGGGCGGTAATCTGTCGCCGCTCTCAACCGGCAACGTCGTGTCGTTCTACTACGTCACCACGAAGTACGCCAAGGATGGTGCCGGCACGCCCAAGGTGGCGTTCACCGCGGACGACGACACGTTCCGGCTCAACGAACGACTGCTGGAGCTGGCCCTGAAGTACCGCTGGAAGCAGCAGAAGGGGCAGGACTACACAGAGGATATGAGCGACTACGAGAATACCCTGTTCAGCCAGATCGGCAAGGACAAGGGCAGCGTCGCGATCGCGGTTGGACGCCCCCGCGTCCCCTCCGGCGCCACCGTGGCTTATCCGGGCCGGCTGGGGTAGTCGACCATGGCCTATGCTCGACACAAACGGGTGCTCGCGCCTCGGCGCAAGCCGCCCACGATGCAGCACAAGCCATTTGCCGCTCCAACGGCTGGCTGGGTGTCTGCGACCAACCTTGCGGCCGCTCAGCGTGGTGCAGCTCAGAGGCTGGAGAACTTCTATCCGACCCAGACCGGCATCCGCATGCGGCGCGGGTCGCGAAAGCACGCAACGGCTGTCGCCGGCCAGCCTATCGAGAGCACCATGTCCTATGTGGGCAGCAGCATCCGCAAGCTGTTCGCCGCCTGCAACGGCAGCATCTTCGACCTGACGACGGTTGCAGATCCCGATGTGCCGCCGGCCGCCGACATAAGCGGGCTTACGAGCAGCTATTTCTCGCACGCCAACATGGCCACGTCCGGCGGTTATTTCATGCTGGCGGCGAACGGCACGGACACGATGCGCAAGTACGACGGCGCGGCCTGGTCGACCATCGCCAGCGGTGGCGCGCCGGGCGAGATCGACGGGGTCGGCACTGACAAGATCAGCCATGTGAACGTCTACCGCAATCGCGTGTGGATGGTTGAGGGCGGCACCATGAACGCATGGTACCTGCCCACCGATGCCATTGCCGGCGCGGCGTCCAAGGTGTCGCTGGCGGGGGTGTTCGGGAAGGGTGGGGCCCTGCTCTTCACCGCGACATGGTCGCTCGACAGCGGGAACGGCCTCGACGACAAGATCGTCTTTGCCTCGACCGAGGGCGAGGTCGCGGTCTACGAGAGTGATCCGGCCGATGCCGGCGGCTGGCGCCTGGTCGGTCGCTATGACGCGTCACCGCCGCTCGGCAAGAACGCATACCTGACCGTTGGCGGCGACCTCCG